GCAAAATGGGCAGCGGCGACGCCAGGCTGCCGACGGACTGGATGTCGCTTAGCGCAGCGGGCAAGCTGACTCCGGCCAAAGCCTGGGCGCCGCGCATGAGCTACGACGCGATCCGCATTCCGCGAGCAGCAGCGCCGATGTCATCTACCTCGGCGAAGCCGTATGCAGTAAACGCCGCGCCACCAAAGTGGGCGACTGGCTAGAGATGGCAAAAGCGCTGGCCGGCAGCGGCAAGCAGGTGGTGCTCTCAACGCTTGCCCTGGTGTACCATTCTGAGTCTCAGAAAGTATTTGGCTTACAAAATTTACAATAGTATTAGGCAACATCTTTTAATCCCCTGACTTTCTGAATGTGTATTTTGTTTCAAACCTTTGCTTTACCTCGAGCAATGCGTCTTGGATCTCTTTAATTTGAGCATTGCCTAAAGGATTTGAAGCATTGGCATGACGAGTCGATAATATTTTCTTTTCTAAATCGTTTAATGACGTTTTTTTGTCATCAAATTCCTTTTTATCTTCTTCTGTCATGAAGTGATTGGCGAGGCTTATATGTAACTTCCTTGCTATAGTAAAATTAGCTACTAGAAGTGGGTATTTTTTTGTCGCAAGATCATTGAGGCATTGATCATAGTAAGATACACATTCATGAGCATAACTTAATCCTGTTGCATCTTTGAATTTACTCAGGTTAAATAGAGAGCGAGTTTTAATGCTTTTTGTAATACTAACATTATACAAGATTTCCATTATAGAAATCAGTAATGCAATAACAGTGGCAACAGAAGCATAATATGAAAACAAAGTCATATTTTCATTTATGCTAATTATATCAGACTGATTTTTATAACATACATAAACAATAATAATACAGACTATTATGTATAGTATTCGAATGCAATTATCTTTAGCTTGTTCCAACATTAAAATTATCCCATTGTGAACTACCACCCTTAACATTATCCATTTTTATTTTACCTTACTCAAGTTTTCATATGAGCTCGCTCTTCATTGATTACCATGCGCTATCTTGAGTAACTTCCGCTTCTGGCACTTTGCCGACGGTCTTGCAATCAACGTTAAAAGAACTAGAACATATGAGAAAGCCCCGCAATCGCGGGGCTTTTGTCACATCCAGGTGATTTGCTGTTGTCCTGAAGTTGTCGGATGCGGCGGCGCTGGTACTACTTCACCCGGCGAAACGATAAAGCGCTCGACGGTCTCAGTGGTGACAAATGTCGCGCTGCAGTTGATGTTAGTGCACTGATGGTAACGCTCTTTCGTCGTGTCAGAAAAGTAGCGGCTTGTGCGAGCATGTGCGGCAAAATGGCATTTAGGACAGTGAAACATGGCGAGCACCTCATATTAATTTCCAATGCGCTAATTTTAACCATTAAAAACTTTAATAACAAACAGTTAAACCATTACTCTTGATTTAATTCTTCGCTTTCGTACTCCACATCCGAAACCTTAACCTCAAGCTCTAAGCCCGTCGTGTAACCGTTTCCGTTGAGGTTATGCACCACCCGGCTGATTATCCATGCCTGCTCGTCTATAACGCACTTAAAGCCTTTAACGGCAACCGGTGTTTCAGGAAATAAATCTGCACGCCCGGTGGCAAGCGTGATAGAAAACTCGGCCACGCCGCGCTGAATTTTATCCCACTTCGCCTGAGCTGCTCGCATGGCCTGCGACTTTGTTGCATAGATGGTCGTCAGCTCTAACACGTTGTCAGACTCACCGGCCATATACTCGCCCTCGCGCGCCTCCTGCTCTTTCTTCGCTTTGGCTTTTGCCGTGGTTTTCGCGGCTTTTGGGTGCTGCAGCGCGCGCAGGTGCTGCTCTTTGGGTTTGCGCTTAAGCTTCACCTTCTGTTTTTGCGGCTTCGGGTCTCTGGTGTGCAGCCATTTTGCCGTAACGCCGGTGTACGCTTCGCGGTCGGCGATAGCGAATGAATGTCGATCGCCGTCGCCGCGTTCAACCGTCATTTGCGGGATGGGTTTGCCACTGGCCGTGACGCCGCTCCCGGCTTTCAGGAAAAGCAGCTTACCGGCTTTTATCGAGACCGTTGCGCCGTTACGTTCAGCCAGACGGGATAAGAATACCGCGTCAGATTCCTGGGTCTGGTCAGCGTGCGGCACTGCGATCGCTTTCAGTGTGTCAGCAACGCTGGCCGTCAGCTTGTTGCGCTGCGCGATGGTTTCCACAATCACGCCGAGCGTGGTGTCGTGCCATGACTGCTCCCGGCGCGAATTGAGCGAGCCGCGAAAATCAGCACTACGCCCCCGGATGGTCAGCGTATCCGGTGCGCCCCGGTGCTCGATTTCATCGACGGTAAAACTCCCCTTATTCAGCAGCGCCGAGCCCTGCCAGCCGAGCCAGAGCGTCAGGGATGCGCCGCGCGGCGGGAGCTCGACCAGACCGTCGGAGTCATCGAGCTCGATATCGAGCTGGTCGGCCTCGAATCCCCGGTTGTCCGTCATGGTCAGGCCGATTAGCCGGTCGCTGAAGTTCTGCGTGATGTCGTTGCCATCCAGCGTGAGCATAAACGCCGGGGCAATTTTCGCCCCGGTCTCAATCTTGATACCCGATATCATCCCGCCAGCCCTCCCAGCATGTTACCGGCAGACGACAGCAGATTATCAGCCTGCGTTTTCAGGTCGCCATAGATGGCCGCGACAGAATCATCCACGCGCTTAAGCGACATGCTGAACTCAATTTTTCTGGCCGCGCCGTCGTTGAACAGCTCCGTGTGGGTATGGCTGATTTTTTCGATAACGTACATCCCGAGGATCACGCCGAGGCCATCAATCAGCGGCCATGCTCGCCCCTCGTTTGCCATTACCTCAATGGCCGTCAGCGACAGGCGACCGCCGGTGATTTCCGGGTAAAGCACACCGGACAGTGTGCGCGCGGTTTCCCCCTCTCCGAGAAACTGGTAAGCCGGTGTTTTACCGATGCGGTCATTTGACGCCCACCGGTAGTCCTTCGAATACTGCATTGACTGATACGGCAGCGTGCGCCGCTCAAAGACAAATAACCCCAGTACCATCAGCTATTGAATAAGCCGGTCGGCCGGGCCTTTAAGGACTTCCACCCGCTCGGTGGAGGCATTAAAACTGCGCGGCAGCACGGTGCGCAGCCCGTTAGTCATGATTGAACCGTCGCGGTTGGCGCCAAAGCCTCGATCGATGATTTTGGCACCCATTTCAGTGATGAAG